CATAGTACGAAAGTACAGGGGACTGATCGTGGGAATGGAAACCCGATCGTAACCACAAGTTTATTCATAAGGAGGTTGCAAATGGATGGACTAAATTTTCGATTAGCAGGAGACTGTCTAACAGAGTATTTTAACAATGATAAATACGGATCCTTCATTCCCGACCCGAGCAAGCTCCGAATGGAGAGTGTCGCCGAGAGACTTCAGAAGCAACTGAATGCTGATACGGGTCTATTCAGCAGGTTAGCTGAGATTTATGAACGCACCGATGTAATGTTCACTGATAATCCTCTTGGCAATACTCCCGTAATTGGCGCTGGTTTTAAGAAGTTTGGTAAGAGACCTCACACTCCCAAGAGAAGACGTGACCTCATGGCAGGAGAGGGGATAGGCCAGAATTCTGCCAAACAGCTAGCTGTCCGCGAGACTAAAATCGAAGACTCACAGAAAGAGTTGATGGGTTTGCATGCTAGCTTGAAACCGGTTGAAACAGATAAGAGGATGAAACTCCTATGGGATGTCGAGTCTGATCAGGTGATGACTGGAGGCGGTTTTGATAATAATGTCGTTGGTGGCGTCCATCATTCCGCTTTGAATTTCATTATTGACTCGTCGACGCCGATTGATTATGAGAATTCGGAGCTCTCGAAAATCATCGTTGAAGGTTGCATTTGGGTGCGTAACCTTCTAATTAAGGAGGGAATTCCTCTTGGAAGTTTAAAGCCTTTAGGGGCTAGTGTAGTGAGAGCGGATCAGGATACTGATGGTATGTTTGGTTATCCCATGTTCGCTAAAGGTAATGATCCACTAACCATTGACCTTGCAAAAAGGTTAGCTATTGAGTCAGGGGTTGACACTCGATCATTCGTCGGAAAGATCGTGGAAGATAGCACCACCAAGGTAGTGTATCCGTTCCGTGTAATCGATGCTGGTGGCTTCGTCCTTGATAACAAGGTTTGGAATGTAGAGGAGATTACTTCACTAGTTATTTTACTTGCACGTATCCAGAAACATGGATGGAAAACTGAAGGAGATCGCTTAATTGCTAAAGATGGAAAGACGCGCTCCGTTTACCCTAATGCATTTATCCCGGCAATGTTGGAGGCCATGGTGATGACCCCTTTTCTTCGCAAGATGAAAGAGGTTAAGGTTTCCATTATGCCAAGCTTACAGGATAAGCCTACACGAGTTGCTATGATAAGATCGCAAATCGTTGAAGCTTTAGCGCAAGGCTATGATTACTTAGCAGCTGACTGGTCCAAGTACGACGCGTCGGTAAAAGGCTCTATTTTGGCTACCATGATTCAATTGGTGGTCAAACCTTTTTACCATGTCAATTATTATTATTGGGTTGACCTGGCGACTCATATTTTAACGTACAAGTATCTCTTGTGTAACACGGAGCTACTGAAAATGGATCCCGAAATGCTTGAAAAAGCGCGTGCGTCTGCTCCGAATATTACTGTAAAAAGTTATACGTTATTCGGTTTAGTAGATGGACTGATCTCGGGAGCTAAGTTTACTCATGGTGGAGGGTCATTATACGGTGAAACAGTTATACATTACGGTGTAGCTAAATTGCTGGGCTGGAAACCAATTCGCGGTGCGCAAGCAGGCGATGATACGTTAGTTGGAGTGCCGCTTGATCGTATTGACGTTACTAGCGTTGAACGGACTTATGAACCGATAATAGCCGCTGCTGAGCGATTCGGCTTACATGCGAATGCAAGTAAGCAGATATGGCATCAGTGTGACGGTGAGGTCGTGAAGGTATTCCTGCAAGACACTTACCATTCCGCAGCAGATATATGGGGCGTCGGATCGATTTTCCGACCAGCGTCTGCTGTTTTCTTCTCAGAGAGAGATAAGGGATTAACCGTCCCTCTTCAATTGATGGCGGAGATTGCGAGGATGAATCAGGGCGCTGATAATCCTTTCGTTAAACCAGTAGTGGAATGGTGGCTTTCCGAGGAGAGATACTTAGGTTGGTTGTTCAAGGAACATGGCGTAAACGGCTTTCGCAAGATCATTGAGGCCGTAGGCGAGTCCGTCGAGGATATCGCTAAGAGCATAGACGTCGGTTCTTTTAGTTTTGGAGTAGAGAAGGCTGATTTAAAAGCTGGTACACTTCCTATTCTACCCGTCATGGCCGCCGTTGCGAGCCAAATGGAGTTCTCAAGTGAGGACCGGGCTAATTTCGTTGAGGCGCCTACCCCCGCCGCCTTGGGTAATGTCGAAGTTAGTTCAATCGATGTACCTGACTCAGAC